TTGTTGATCTATCCGACTATTGTGAGATTGTTCAGGTCACCGGCTTGGGTCACGGCGATTGGAATCAGATTCTAACCAAGATGACTTCCGGCGGGGATATGTACCAAACGCACACCCGCAAGAGCCGCAACTTCTCGATTGTCGTTGACTTCACCGGCAACTCATTAAGCGAGATTGAGGCTAACCGCAAGGCCGTCATTGACCTTATCCGCCCCGACCTATTGACCGGGCAAGAGATGATAGTCCGCTATCAGGGCGTTGACGTGAACGGCGATGAAGCGACCCACCCGGTTGACATCGTTTGCGTGCCCCTACCCGCCACTTTGACCGACACGCCTGACTTGCCGAGCTACCAGCGGGCGGTGCTGAACTTCACGATTCCGTCGGGCTTGCTGAACGGCGCTTATAACGAGGGCTCGGAGCTTGACTGGATTGCCGACTTCCCGGCTGAATTTATTGTCAAGCGAGACCCGGACGGGAATTGGTGCGAGTGGGGCGGGAGTGCTTACGAGAGCCTGATTACGGGGCTGAATGGTGGTGTTACTTGCATGGCTGAAGGCCCGGACGGCAAGATTTACGTAGGGGGCAACTTTACTGATGCTGGCGGAGTTACAACAGCCGATAAACTGGCACGCTGGAATCCAGTAACTGAAGAGTGGGAATCGGTTGTGGCGGCGATTAATAACACGGTCAGCACGTTGTCATTTAATGCTGAAGGGGATTTGTATATTGGAGGTTCATTCACAAATTTAGGAAGTACAGACGGCGATTATATTGTAAAGATAACAGACTTGGACGGCACACCAACTGTCAATGCGCTTGGGACTGGCTTAAACGGGAATTGTTACGCTATCGTAATTGCGCCAAATGGCGATGTTTATGCAGGTGGACATTTTACTCTTGCAGGCGGCGTGGCTAACACATCTTACATTGCCATGTGGAACGGAACTACGTGGACCGCATTGTCTACGGGGTTGAATGCTTATGTCGGTGCGCTCGCCTTTGCGCCTAACGGCGATTTATACATCGGCGGTGTATTCTCCGATGCCGCTTATCCTTATTTATGCAAATGGAACGGAACAGCGTTTTCAGCCGTTGGAACTGCCGGTGATATAGGCGCAGGCGTCTATTCGCTTGCTTTTGCCGAAAATGGTTTGCTTTATGTCGGCGGATCATTTACTAATGCGGGTGGCATTACTAACGCGGATTACATAGCGAAATGGAACGGGTATAAATGGAACTCACTTGGAAGCGGAACAAATGGCGCTGTTTGGTCTGTTGTAATCAACGCCGGTACTGTTTATATAGGAGGACAGTTTACCACCGCTGGCGGATTGACGATTACAGACCGTATTGCAATTTGGTCTAACGGAGCGTGGCAACCGCTTGATATAGATTTACCCGGTAGTGGTAATACTCGCTCATTTTTGAAAGCCTCAGACGGCTCTTTGTACATCGGCGGATATTTCTCAACCACCCTTGCAAGCGAAAACGCCGAGTGCGGGATTATATCAGACCGAGTCTATGAAATCGGTGTGGCAAGCGCAAGCGCGAACACATACCCGTTCATGCAAGTTCGTGGACCGGGAACGCTCAAGGCTATTACCAACTATTCGACTGGCAAGTCGATTATGTTTGACGGGCTGACTTTGAACGCTGGGGAGTGGATTAACCTTCACTTCGACCCGCTCAACTTGCGATTCTACGGCGGTTGGTCGGGTAGGGGTAACCTGATGCGCTACATCGTGCCGGGTAGTGATTACGGGGATTTCTACCTGATGCCGGGAAGCAACTTGCTCTCGCTGTTCATGACCGATTCAACCACCGATTCCGGCGCGTTCATGAGTTGGACGCCCTTATTCTGGGGCATTGACGGGGCGCTGTTATGAGATACGAGTTAGTCTGGTACACGCATGAAGGCGTTAGGAAGGGTGTAATTCAAGCGTTCAATTCGCTCGAATACATAAAGACCCAGAACGCTATTGGAAGTTTAGTCGTCAACCTGCCGCGCGGGCTGTTGCAATACGATCAGTTTAGCGTGGGGGATATATTCGAGGTGTGGCGGGAGAAGGGCGGCGTGCTGGAGCTTCAGAACGAGACCGCCTACTTTTTGCAAAACTGGGAGTTCTGGACGGACGGCGATGGCGCGGAGTATATCCAGCTGACAGCCTTTGACGCTAACTGGCTACTCGACACGGCTATTGTGTGGGCGCCGGCAGGGAGCACAGATTCTGCTAAAACTGACTATCCCGACGATATGATGAAGGTGATTGTTGACCGGCATCTCGGCTCTGGAACAAGTGGTACACGCCAGAAGTTAAGCGTTGCACCAGAATTGAGTGCGGGTGGAGCAACTATTACAAAAGCCTTTGCTTACCGGAACGTGCTGACTGTGTTGCAAGAAATCTGCGAAGTGGCAAATGAAGCTGGCGTGTGGCTCGGCTTTGACGTGGTGAGAACAGCGCCGGGCACGTTTGAATTTCGCACTTACACGGGACAGCGTGGGCAGGATCACGGACGGGCAAGCGGCGATCCGAGACTTGTTGGCAGGCAGTACGGCAACTTGAGCGAAGCGACTTTTGGCACTTACCATGCCGATGAGCGGAATGTGGTTTATGTCGGCGGGCAGGGTGAAGAAGACGCGCGGGTACTGGTTACAAGGTCTAACCCTACCAGATATTTGGCAAGCAAGTGGAACAGGCGCGAGTACTTCAAGGACTCAAGAGACGACTCCACCACCGCCGCTTTGGAAGCCGACGGTGACGCGGCTCTGGACGAGTTCAGGCCGAGACAGGTGCTGACCGGCACTTTGCACGACACGCCGGGCATGCAGTACAACATCCACTACTGGTTTGGTGACATTCTAAGCGTGGAAGCCTTTGGCTACCACGTTGACTGCCACGTTGGGAGCGTGAGGGTGAGAGTGGATCAAGACGGCGGTGAGCAACTTGACGTGAGACTGAGAGGCGAGTTATGAGCAACTTTGACGAGAAAACAGTTGAGCGCATAAAGAAGCTTGAGCGGGAAGTGGAAAGACTAAGGGTGAAAGAATCGCCGGGTGCATGGCAAGACTGGACACCGACTGTGACAGGCTGGGCGGCTGGCTACACTTGCATTGCCCGCTATTGCAAGGTTGGCAAGATGGTATCTGTAAAGATTAGAATATATGGAACGTCAAATTCGGCAAATGTTTATGTTACTCTACCGTTTACATCGGTTTCAGATGGCGTGTTTGCTTGGGCTTACGCTATGGATGATGGAGTAGGACAGGCGACTCCTGCTTATGTAGTACTAGACACTACATCGCGAATAAGAGTTTATTTGAAAGCAAGTGGTACGGCGTGGACAGCAAGCGGTGGCAAGCGCATGATGACCACTTTCACTTACGAGGCAGCATGAAACCAATAATTGACATCTCGTTCTGGCAAGCGCCACTCGCTATTGACTACGATAAGTTAGCCGAACAGGTTGACGGCGTGATATTGAGAGCGGCTTACGGCACAAGTAAAGACATTCACTTCGACCAGCATTACAGCGAACTATCAGCACGGGGCGTGCCTTTGGGAGCGTACCACTATCTTATCGGCTCGCAGTCCATGAGCAGGCAGGCGATTGCGTTCGCGACTATTCTGGAAGGCAAGCAACTCACGCTCGACACTTGGATGGATGTGGAAGACATTCGTTACGGAACGAGGTTGTATCGCAATCAAGTCCTTGAGTACGCCGCCTTAGTGCCTGACTCCGGCATCTATACCAGTCGCTCACGTTGGCACGAGATAATGGGAGGCGCATATTTGACAGACCGCAAACTCTGGGTGGCGCACTATACCACTGCATCACAGCCGTTGATGCCAGTCGGCTGGCAAGGTTACTGGCTATGGCAGCACACGAGTTCCGGGCGGCTTGACGGCTACGCTGGCAACCTCGACATGAACCGCTTTGGCGGGAGTGAGCAGGAATGGCTGGCTTGGATCGGTGAAGAAGAAGAGCTTGAACCAGAACCTGAACCAGACGAACCATTGTTCCAAGCACGCGTTTACAGTTGGGCAACGCCTTATGTGAACGTGAGAGCAGAGCCTTCATTGAGCGCAGGCAAAGTCGGCTTCAAATACCCGCTTGCCGTGACCGATGTTATGAGCACCGTGCCTGACTGGTACGAAGTGCCCGAAGGCTGGATGATGTCTCGCTTCTTAGAACGGCTTGACTATGACCCGCCTGCCACGATGCTGGCAATCAAGCCGCTCTCACAAAGAGACACGCGCTGGGCTTCTCACAAACTCGGTTATTCCTATTACACGATAGGCGGTTACGGATGCCTTATCACCGCAATCTCGATGATACTCAACTGGTACGGCAAGTCAACAGACCCTGCTCAACTCAATGACGCTCTGGTTAGGGTGGGTGGCTTCACAGGCGCTAACCTTTACTGGAACGCAATCGCGCAAGTTCAGCCGGACGTGTATCTGGCAAAGTCTATCGATTGTTATTACATCCCCGCGCCCTTGCACGAAATAGACGCTCTGCTTGCGGATGACGTTCCGGTGTTGGTACACGTGGACTTCAATCTTTCTACACCGGCAGTTGAGCAGCACTGGGTTTTAATCGTCGGCAAGTCAGGTGGCGATTACATCATGAATGACCCGTGGACTGGTGAGCAAGGCTCATTCACAGCGAGGTACGGCGACCCTGCACGCTGGATTTTCCGCATCAGGGCGTATCGGAGGTTGAATGGCTAATTGGGCTAAGTTACAAGAAAACTTGACAGGCTTGCCAGTTGTAAAGCGGGCGCGTCACGGCATCCACTTCGACAAGGGCAACGGCGAGATTGTCGCCAACTTTTCAGGCAAGCCCTGTCACTATGAAGAGAAAGGCGTCTGGAAGCCAATTGACACGAAGTTGCTGTTACTACCGGACGGATTCTATGGCAGCCCACACTCGGACGTGAAAATCCACAAAGACGGGCGCGTCAAGGCTGGTGGTTATCAGCAGAAGTCAGCACTTGTTGATGCCAAAGAAGGCGTGGTTGATGGTGACAAGATTGTACGGGAGTTCAAGTTTGGCACTCAGTACCTGTATATGAAAGAGGACGGGTTCAGGCAGGAAACGGTTATTACCAGACCGCCTACAACAGCAGAGGCTAAATACCTTATCGCTTCTGAGTCTGGAGAATTACCGAGTAAGTACAAGCGGAGCGACATTACCGCCGTTGATGCAGATGGGGCAGTTCATGAGTTCGTCAACTTGGGACAGTTCAAAAAGTGGCTGGATTCGGCAGCTTACCCTGTCACGATTGACCCTGATTTTACTGGCACATCGACAGCAGGGGATTGTTCGCTAACCAGCACTACCAGAAATGATGGGGCAAGAACATTTTTTAGTACAGTTTATCCCGCTCACTTGATCCGCTTTGATTTATCCTCAATCAGCAGTGCCGCTACTTGCAGCGCGGCGACTTTGGTGTTTACTATTGATAGTGTAACGCCGCAATCAAGAACGAGAACATTCAAGATTTATAAAATCACAGACGCTAATGGCGATTGGATTGAGGGTACAGGCACAACGGCTAAAAACGCAAAGTCCGGTGAGCCGACCAGAGTTGCAAAATTTGCAGACGGTTCTGGCGGCACGACAACCGCGTGGGCTGGCAGTCAGGATTTAGGAACTGCTGGAACTGATTATGTTAATACGGAATTAGCTAACACGATAACGCTGGATGATAGTGACAGCGTTGGCGATACTTATACATTCACATTCAACGCTTCAGGGCTGGCGGTTTTACAGGACTGGTTTGGGGATGCTACTAATAACGGGTTTGTATGTAGGTCGGGGGCAAACATTGTTACTAATTTAGCCACATCTGAACACGCCACCGAAGCCTACCGCCCTGTCCTGACCGTCACTTATACAACTGGCTCTACTGGCGTTCCAAAACACTTCCTACATTATGCAAGGCTAAGGAGTAACTAACCTATGAACATACTCAAACAATCCACAGCGGCAACCGTAAAACTCGGCGCATTCGTTGACGACACGGACGGCAAGACCGCCAAAACAGGGCTGACCATCTCGCAAGCCGACATCCGCCTGAGTAAGAACGGCGGTGACTTTGCGCAAACGAATAACTCGGCAGGCGCAACGCACGATGAGTTTGGATACTACGACATTCCGCTCGATACCACCGACACAGGCACGCTCGGCAGGTTGCGAGTTGCGGTTAGCGAGTCGGGCGCACTTCCGGTCTGGCAGGACTTCCTTGTCGTTACGGCTAACGTGTACGACACCTTGTGCAGCACCGACACCTTCGATGTGAACGTGACCGCTCTGGCTGATGATGTCATTACCGCTGGCAAGTTTGACGAGAGCACCGCCTTTCCGCTCAAGTCGGCAGACACAGGCAGCACGCAGGTCGCGAGGGTGGGGGCTGACTCGGACACGCTCGAAACGTTGAGTGACGAGATTGCAGCGGTGAAAGCAGAAACAGCCGCGATTCTGGTAGATACAGGCACTACGCTTGACGGCAAGCTCAATACCATTGACACCAACGTTGACAGCATTCTTGCCGACACTGGCACGGACGGGGTGGTGGTCGCAAGCGGTCAAACTGTGGCGACTGTCACAAACCTGACGAACCTGCCTACAATGCCCGCCGACTGGGTTACGGCTTCCGGCTTGAAAGCCGATGCTGTTACGGAAATCCAATCAGGGCTGGCATTAGCTGCTGACTTGCAGGACGTGGAAGACAAGATTGACGTTATCGCAACCGACACGACCACAGAGATTCCGGCAACGCTGGCAACGCTGGCAACTTCAGCGGCTCTGGCTACGGTGGATACAAACGTGGACTCGGTGCTGGCTGATACCAATGAAATCCAGGCTGAACTAGCAGACGGTGGAAGAACGGACTTGCTGATCGATTCGATAGTCGACGCTACCACAGCGACTGGCGTTCTGCTCAAAGACGCCGCAATTGAAGCAATATTCAATGACGTTGTCGTTACCGG